CACCCCTGCGTTCTGATTCATGATTATATAGTAATCCTTGAATTGCATATAGGTTATAACTCTCTCTATAGACCTTTACTAGGTGTCGGGCCGCTGCTTTTGCCGCACCATATGGACTTCTTGGTTTTAAAGGGTGCTTTTCATCTTGGGGATAATAATCTACATCTCCAAGTTCTTCGCTAGATCCGGCATTATAAAATCGGCAATTGGGTGCATGTTTTCGAATCGCTTCTAGGCACCTTAAAACCCCTACTGCTCCCACATCGAATGTTTGCTCTGGAATTTGCCAACTACTACCAACAAAACTTTGTGCAGCTAAGTTGATAAAATAATCTGGAAGTATTTCTCTAACTAAATTATCAATTGATTGCCCATCTGAAAGATCACCTGTAACCAATGTAAACCTTGGGTTACTTGAAAATTGACTGATATTAATAGTATTAATACTAGAAGAACGGCGAACCATGCCATAGATTTGGTAGTCGGTATTCTCTAATAGGTAGTCAACCATATAGCTACCATCCTGACCAGTAATTCCAGTAACAATTACTTTTTTAACATTATTGCCCATATCTAGTATTATATACCAGATAGCACTTAATCAAAAAATATTTTAATTAACTAGCTTCAATAGCTGACGCTTCAGTAACTGGAGTTTCGGTAACTGGAGTTTCGGTGGAATTAATTACATCATGAGTTGTAACTTCTTTTTCCAAATCTGCGACTTCGTGTTTTAACTCTTCTACTTTTTCTTCGATTGTTTCTGTGACTGTAACTACGGGTTCAGGAACTATAGCGGGAATATGTGGCTGTTCGTATGCCGCAAGGATATATCTTGGTTCTACATATGCGCCTCTAAAAATATAATTAGATAATCTTAATAATTCAGCCATTTTGGATCGGGCGTCGCCCAGTAAATTATTAATATTTATTACATAATCAGGGTGTTCGTTAGTATCAGAAGAAATAAATAAAGAAACGTTTGGAAAATATGTATTTTGGGGCTGGTTATGGGCATTGAAAACTGCACTGACAGCATTATCTACAATTAATGATTCTTCTAACGAAAACTTTTGTGACTTTACAATTTCCATACTAGTATATTACACTATATTATTAATCATCGTCATTTTGTGCTTTTAAGCTATTAAAATAAAATTTTTCAATACCTTTCATTATTGTATTGTATTTTTCTTGATATATCTCTGTACTTTCTATAGTCTCATCCTTATTTCTCAAAAGAGAGTTAAACATGTTTTTAGGAGAGTTTAATACAGTATTTATAGTTTCTAAATCTTTTGCTATTAAGTTCTGTGATGCAAATTTCTTCCATCCTTTAAAAAATTCTTTATCTAGTTTTGAATCCTTTCTAGATTCACAAAGGGTATTAAACATGAAAAATAATAGAGACCACTGAAGGTTTCCCATTAGTTTTTCTTCTATTGTGGAATCAAGCCCATCCCTATTTTCTTTATTTGAATCCATTACTGACATTACGCCTCGCAAGATTTACAGGTCATAATTGAACGTGCTAGATCTTTTGCCGGATTGCTTGAGCGTTGGTAATAAAGGCTCTTAATACCTTGTTCCCAAGCAAAGATGTTTAACTCATTAACAGCTTTAGGGGCAGTCCCGGCGGGGATCATTAGGTTCAAGCTCTGTCCTTGATCAATATACTTTTGACGAGCGGCCGCTTGAATTACAATTTCACGCTGGGAGGTTTCCGCAAATGTCTTAAATACATCTTTTTCATCTTGAGTTAAAAAGTCTAAATGTTGAACTGACCCGCCATGTTTTAAAATATCCATCCAAACATCATCATTATGTTTACCCTTGTCTTTCAAAAGCTTTTTAAGATAAGGATTCTTGTGTGTAAACTTACCTTTAGCTAGGTCTTTAACAAAGTAATTACTTTCAAGTGGTTCAATACTTGGGGAAACTTGCCCTAGAATAAAAGAAGAAGATGTTGTGGGCGCAACGGCTAGGGTGGTAGTGTTTCTTCGATTATAACCCTTTAATACTTCTGGTTCTCCAATCAAATTTGCAAGCTCGGTAGTGGCCTTATCTGCTTTTTCGCGAATTGTCTTCCATACAGTAGAATTAAGGAATTTTGCTTCCATTGATTCAAATGGTATCATTTTGGATTGTAGTAAAGAGTGCCAGCCTAGAACACCTAGTCCTAGAGCACGATGACGCATTGCAAACTTCCTAGGTGCGTCCATAAACTGCATTCCTTCAGTTTTATTAATAAACTCGGTCATTACGGCATCTAAGAAATAAATCATTGTTTCTACTGCGTCCGTATCCTTCCATTCTTCCCAGCGATCAAGGTTCATAGAAGAGAGGTCACAAACAAATGATTCATCTGCGCTATTTGGCAACATAATTTCAGTGCAAAGATTAGAGTGGTTAATTTTCATCTTCTTTTTCTTGTATACTTCTGGAGCGTTATTGTTAACATTATCTGTAAAGAAAATATACGGATACCCACTTTCAAAACGTTTCTTCACAACTAGCCCCCAAATTCGGCGTTTTTCTTTGTCTCCTTCAATCATTGATTTCATCCATTCATCTGTTACTGTTACCCCAATGGATAAATCTTGAATACTGTTGCCTTCCGAGCGAATTTTTAAAAACTCTTCGATATCTTTATGATCAACTGGAAGATAAGAGGCAAAACTACCACGACGAACATTTCCCTGAGAAACTACATTCATTAGCTTGTCAAAAAGCTCCATAAAGTGAACTGCGCCAGTTGACTCTCCGCCAGAAGAGATGCGCTCTCCACGGCCACGTAATTCTCCAAAATATGCAGATGTTCCGCCGCCACCTTTTGTCATCATTCCAACTTCGGAAACTTTTTCTAAAATGCCTTCCATAGTATCTGGAATATGAGACCCAAAACAAGAAATTGGCAATCCGCGATCTCTGCCAAAATTTGCCCAAATTGGAGAAGCTAGTGAATAAAATCCACGATGCATATAATTTTCAAACTTCTTTGCAAACTTCGTATCTCCAGTAAAATCTACTAAAAGTTTTTGCGCTGATTTTGCAATATCACTAATTCTTTGTTCTGGTGTCTCCCCTTCTAACAGATAGCCCCTTTGCAGGAACTTCCGAGAATCTTTATTAAGCCAATAAATATCAGTCTCTGTCGTCTCACTCATAAGTTATTATAACTATAATACTATTTGAAAACTAAAACAAGTCTGATTCATCAAATGATTGACTTTTTCTGCGTTTCCATGCTAATTTCATTTTTTCTTTTGCTATTTCTGAATGTTTTTTGCCAAACATGTTATTGCCATCGCCTTTTCTAATTTTTTTTAATTTATTTCGGGTTTCTTGTGAAACGGGATTTTTTTTATAAAATTCCTTCATTCGAAGTCTCTGGTTTTCTTTTTCTATATCATTCCAATAATTTTTATTAAATTCTTTAATTTTTTCTCTTTGTTCGTCTGAAATCCAAAGCCGCCCATTTTTTTTACGAGTTTCTACTGCTTTTCTATATGTTTCTTCAGATCTATTAATTTTTTCTTTATTTTGTTTTTGAATAGTTTCTTTGGATTTTGGTTTTCTCATTTTTCTCTTTGTGTATTCAGATAGTTTATAACCACCCTTATTTACAAAATTTTTACCGCCATTATGTTGATTAAAAAACATAGGATGCTCGGCAGCGTTTACTTTAATTAAAAATCTTGATTCATGTAATAAGGCATCATTTCCTGAATTAAAATGTTTTATTTTCAATATTTCAAATGACTCTAGTCCATCTTTTTTTATTAAATCTTTAATAATTTTAGAATTAGTTTTATATCCACACTGAGTCATTAAGTTCAATGAGTTTGCTTGTGAATTTATTTTGCATCCTACATAATATTTCTGTGTGGGTTTGTGTTTTATAATATAAAAATACGGATGATTCATCTTTATACTTACACATTACGCGGTCTGTGGACTACTAAAATAATTCTGACTCATCAAAGCATTGGCTCTTTTTTGAGTACTCCGTTGGCCTGGAATGAAAAAAATCAGTCATATTGTTGCCTAGTAATTCTTCTTGAAACCATAAGGTTTTCTTTAATAGTTCTTTATCAACCTCAAAAGCTTTTCTAAAACCAATTTGAGTTAATGAATCATTAATACGATTTTTAATGAATTCTTTGAGAAGCGGCGCATTTAATCCGTCTTCTTGAATTCCGTTTACCATCCAGTCAACAATTTTAGATTCGGATTTCAGCGCCTCTCCTGCCTCAAAAATAATCTTTTCTTCTAGTTCTGCGTCAAATAGCTCTGGATATTCTTGACGAATTGTATTTATTATTTTAATACCAACAAGGGCATGAATATTTTCTTCATTTCTTGTATATCTAACTTGCTGGTCAGTATCTTTAAGAACATTTTTAAACTTTGCAAACCAATTAATAACATAAAATTGTGAAAATAAAGAAACGTTTTCAACAAAAAGAGTGAATAGTATTAATGCATAAAGATATTGTTTTTTGGAGTCTTTGTAGAAACGATGAGTATACTTCCTTAAGTAATTTACGCGCCCCTGAATCCATTCAAGTTTAAGGTTTTCTTCAAAAACTTCTTCTAAATCTAGAATAGAAAGCAAGCGTTCATAGGCATTATTATGAATAACTTCTACATTTGCCATAACGTACCCAAGATCTTGTAGTGCCGGGTGCGGTAAATTTTCACCAAGTTTTGCCCAAAAGGTTTTAACTGCTACTTCAATCTGGCCAACGGCAGAAAGAGTTCTAACAATAATTTCTCTTTCTTGATCGTTAAGATTAACTTTAAACTGCTGGATGTCCGATTTAAAAGAGAACTC